TGGCTTAGGAAGAATGCAAGTAGGCTTAATCTTTGGCAGATTGTGCAACCACAATCCAGTGTTCTTGGAGTGTGGCTCTCCGAACATCCAAGGCTGAATGTACTGGGTAGCCTTGCCCATTTCAGTATGACCCAGTACGCCCACGGGATTCTCGAAGGCAACCCTCTTGGCCTTACGCTTAGCTAGATTCCAGAGATCCTCTGTCCACTTCATGGCATTGGCTCGGTTCTCCGTATTAGCGTGGTGAGCGTTCCCAGAAATAGCAAGGTACTGGCACGGTGGATGACCCACGATGAGATCGAAATGACCGTCCTCAAATCCCTCTAGGAACTCTACAGCGTCACCCTGCCAGTGATGCCTATCATTAGGCGATAGATCATCTGCTGGCAGTACATCGCAACTGATCGTCTCGTGACCAGCTTCTCTGAACAGCTCTCGCAGTGTTCCGCTCGTCTCGCAAATGATTGCGACTCTAGCCCAGTTGTCTATATTTTCTTTCATATTATATATTTTGGTTTATGACGAATATCTTTACGGTTTCGTCGGTTTCGTAATCTGTAGCGTATTCTACAGATGAGGAAATTTTTAATGCCAATGCTTCGAATACCCTTTGGCGTTTATGGCAACAAGCACTAACGACAATTCTATCCAATTGTTCTTGTTGGATGAACCTTTTGAGTCTCTTAATAGTGTCCCAAACATTTCCAATCAGTTCATCGCAACGATCCCAATCAGAATCCACGATATGAATTTCGGAAGCACCTTTTCCTATCAGTGGAGCAGGAATGGCTTCTATTCTAAAATCTGGATTGATTAGATTCATCTAAATTCAAAAGTTGAAGAAATAAGCTGAGAAGGTCGAGAATTATTTTCAGCACAATGAACTTTGCCGAAAATGTACAATGTATGAGAGGGAAGAGCATCCCAGTAGATCCGTTGTCGTACAGTAGATGTATGTATATGTATGTATATGTATGTATATGTATGTAGATGTATGTAGATGTATGTAGATGTATGTAGATGTATGTATGTATGTATGTACTTATTTATCCGACAAAATAACGATAATGGGATCTGCTCTAAACTCTATTGACAATAAGACCTAATCTCAATTTACATTTTTTTTACGTTACCAGGTTAGCGTACCAGGGGAAGAAATAATGACATCCGAAGCCCTAAAAATTCAGTTTAAAGCCCTTTCAAAATAACTAAAAAAAGGCTTCCATTTTCTAAAAAATCCGCTTTAAATTAGATACAGTCAAAAAAAGTGTTCAAATAACAACAATCAACCAAAACAAAAAAATGTTTAATCAAAAATACAAAGCTCCAAACTTAATCACTACCCTAAGAGAAGCAATGATCTCATGCGGCGAAGTCTGTACAATTAAAGCCTTCGTTGATGAAATTATGGCTTACGAAGCGGAAACAATGACTAGACTTTCTAGCAATGAAGTTCGCGTTGCATTTGAAGAAGCGGCGGAAGGTTTCGTTTATACTATGCAAGAAAACGCATGGGATACGGTCAGTGAAAGTTCAGAATATACAGAACAAGATGCCGAAAGAGATTGCGAATTTTACGAAGCAATGCGGCCGTCGGTCATCCGAAGAAAAGAATTAGAAAGCCTTTAGTTTAATACCATGGAATTAATCCTAAACAACGCGGAAACAATCCGCTTCATTAGCGCGGCAGTCGTCCTGATTGCTTTGCTTCAAATCGAAACAACTAAGAGAAAGTCTAATAAATGAGAATAGTATTAAGAAATCACAGTGAAGTTGCCCACATTTGGGCTCAACAAACTCAACAGCATGGAAGGGCAAGCAACATGTTCTTTTACGGCTCTTCAATCTACAGCTACGGCGAACACTACACGCTCGCCAAATTTCAGGAAAACGGAAGCGTACTGATTAATTCAGAAACCTATTCTGTTAGTACTAGTAAACACTCCTCAATAGTAAGGGGATCAATTCCTGATTCTATCAAAACCTTTGAAGTTCCATCTACAGGGAGTCAAAGATATGAAAGATGCGATCGCACAAACTTGAAGCATTACGCGGGCAAGTTTGCTTTCTACATCAAAAAGGCTTCGAAAGCTCGCAAGTACTTCGATCTTTACCTGACAAGGGCAAAGGGTACCCGATCGCAAGCTTTCGACTACAGTAAAAGCTTCGATTGCGAGCAGCTATTAAAGGAGTTCGATTTCGATTTCGATTTCGAAGCGGATGACGTGAAGGAAAAAATCAAAGCAATCCGAATTAGGGAAGCTAAGCGTAAAGCCGAAAAGCTAGCTAAGTTAAAAGCCGAAATGGAAGAAAGGGTGCTAGCTTGGCGAAATGGCAAGAAAGTATGGATTAGCTCTTATCCCGAGACCTTGCTTCGATTGGTTGATGACGGTAAAACCGTTGAAACCTCTAAAGGTGCTTACTTCCCGACAGAGCAAGCAAGGCAAGCTATCCGCTTTGTTAAATCAGTAATGAAAAGCGGGAAAGCATGGCAACGAAATGGAGAGCAATTTAAGCTCGGTCATTATCAACTCGATGCCGTCTCAACTGTTGGAACTGTAAGAGCTGGTTGCCATGTTGTAAAGTTTGCTGAAATCGAAAAAATGGAAGGGGAACTTATCAATGATTGAGGAAGTACTAGATATGCTGATTTTGGGAAATTACACCTTTCGCCAAGTAGCGGAAGAATTCGATATATCAATTAAGGAAGTAGCGGATATTTATTCGAAGTACTTACTTAACTAATAGGCTTCAGCTAAAGCCCTTCAAAGCCCTTGCCATGACAGGTAAGGGTTTTTTGTGCCTAAATACATTGAGGATCGGTTGACGCGTTTAAAGCATTATAGTATAATGCGATTGAAGAGAGCTTAAGAGATCAAAGGAAGATCTTAAAGCTGATCAAAGGGCTTTAAATGGTACCCATTAAAAGGGCTGATATTTAGGCGTTGGATTGGATTACCTGATGTCACAAAAAATGTCATTACGATCGGCCAAGTTATTTTGAGCAATCAAATTTTACACTTTGACTAATCAAAGTACTAATTTTGACTAATCAAAGTCCATTGTTTGACCAATCAAAGTGTTTTCTTTGACTAATCAAAGTGTCCAGTTTGAGCAATCAAAGTCTAAATTTTGACTAATCAAAGTCAGTACTTTGACTAATCAAAGTGTAAATAAAATGTAAAGGGGGAGGGGGTCAGTAATGCTGATGGCGGTCGGTACTTGTATCATAAACTACCCTTTTAAAAATTGTTGCACTCAAGGGGTTTACGGTACGTACTGCTTGACATAATTGTGTAAATATGCAATAAGGATAACGTGCAGCAAGAATTAATCAAGGAAAAGCTTTTATCTGACATAGATGAAAAGATCAAAGAGTTCGTTAAGAGTTCTGAGCTTGATGGTGTTAAGGCATTAGAAAGATATGATCCTGAGAAGGCAGCTAAGATACTGTTTCTTAGTGCTAGTGGTAAGACTCAGACTCAGTTAGTACGTAAGTACGGGTTTAAGAGGAATACTATTGTTAGGGTACTAGCTACTTACGCTGATCACTTAGGTAAGTGGAGAGAGCTAGGTGGTCAATTAGCTTCTTATTCTTATTTGCATATTAGTTCTTTAGAGGAAGATATGGTTCAGAAGGTACGTGAGGACATGGACTCAGGTGAGATTAAGCCTACCTTTAAGGACATTAAGGATATTAGTATAGCTAAGGCTAACTCAGCTAGAGAGGCTTTATTGGCTAGGGGTGAAGCTACGAGTATTAACCGTGAGGAGAAAGTTTACACTGACGAGGACTACAGGGAGCTAATGGAAAAGGCTAAGAACAAAATGAAGGAAGCACAGGTAATAGATTTAGACGATGAACGGTAAAGGCGACAGAAATAGAGTGTCTAACTGGGACAAGTTTTACGAAGGTTACAATAGGGTATTCCGTCCCAAGGAGCCTTTTTATACAGATGTACAGGAGTACGAAAGTAGATTTAGAGGGGGAAAATTAGATTCGACGAAAGTAGGTGTCACAGTGTCACATGTCACAGAGTCACTACCTTCGGACGTGGGTGCAAATCCCACTTCCTCCACCATAGACACTAAGCCGTTTAGGAACCCTCCAATTAAACATGATATAACTCGAATTGTTTAATGAACAATAACGTTGATTTAGTTCATAAATGCCTAGATACTATTACTCCAGGGTGGCAAGCTGTTTTAGTTGCTACTGTTACAGAAGATGGCTTTGAGTACGATGTTTTTAATAAGATGGATGAAGAGCACTACCAAGAAAACCTAGCTGTTTTATTAGCTTTATCTGCCAAGAAATCTATACAAGAGCTAGGCGAAATAGACTGGACAAAAAATTAAGTTTACTAAACATCCTTTTTTGACGCCTCCTACAGCAGAGGAAATTGTTTGGCTGTACGAGAACGACCTTAATCTTCTTAAAGAGATACACAAGGCCCATGAGAGCAGGATTAAGGCATCTGAGGACGATCCTATTCGTCATGGGTTTAACCTACCTGGATGGGAGAGAATAAAGGAGGGGTTGCAAGATTACAACGAGTGTTTGGTTCTTGGTGGCAACAGATCAGGTAAGACTACTGGGTTTGCAAAGATTGTAATGGAAGCAGTGACTGAAAGCAATGATGGTCACTTAGTATGTTTCTCTCAGAACGAAGATACATCCATTAAGGTGCAGCAAGCAGCAGTATGGGAGATGATGCCTAAGGAGTTCAAGAAGAAGACTAAGAGCATCGAGGGGTACATCAATTACAGTATGCAGAACGGGTTTACGGCTAAGAGCTTTATCTTCCCTGATACCCGTACCCGTGTAGATTTTAAGACTTACACGCAGTACAGCAACAACCAGACCATCTTAGAGGGCTTTGAGTTCGGTTTTCCAGACGCTAAGGGCTTAAATGTAGGTGCGTGGCTAGATGAGTACTTAGGCGATGCCTCATTGGTAAATACCCTTAGGTTCCGACTGGCTACTAGGGACGCTAAGATGGGTATAGGCTTTACTCCTATTGATGGTTACACTCCCTTCGTGGCAGAGTACCTAAAGGACGTAGAAACGCTACAGACTCGTACTGGTGTACTTATAGATAAGGAAGTCCCCATCAAGCAGTACAGCCCATCTAGGGATGCCTCAGTAGTGTACCTGCACTCAGATGAGAACCCCTTTGGTGGTTACGAGCGTATAGCTAAAGACCTTAGAGGCAGACCAGAAGAAGAAATACTAGTACGTGCTTACGGAATACCCGTTAAGAGCATGACTTCTTTGCTGCCCTTGTTTAACACTGAGGTTAACGTATTGAACGACAAGCCAAACAAGTACGGTATGTCATTCCCTGACATATCTGACCAGCACAGGTATACTTGTTATCAGGTAGTTGACCCAGCGGGAGCTAGAAACTACGTAGCTATATGGGCAGGAGTAAACGAAAAAGGAGATGTGTACATCCGTAAGGAGTGGCCTGATCGGGACTACTACGGAGAATGGGCAGTGTTCGGTGATCCTAAGTGGCGTTATGGGCCAGCATCTAAGAAAATAGGGTACAACGTGCAGGGATACGTTGATCTGTTTGAGGAGATAGAGGATGATCTTGACATAGAGGTATTTGAGCGTATAGGGGATAGTCGGTACTTTGCTAAGGAAAACTCTGACAATGATGACCTGTTTACTGAGTTCGATGATTGTGGCATGACATTTATTCCATCAGATGGCAGAATGGAAGAGATAGGCATTAGTGCTATAGACGAATGGTTTAGCTACAATCCAAACGTACCAATAGATTCCGCTAACAGACCCAGGTGCTACGTGCATGAGGACTGCGGAAATCTAATAGACTCTTTAATTAACTACAACGCTTCAGGTAAGGCTGATGAGCCACTAAAGGACTTCTTTGATATTATTCGTTATTTGCGAATGGCGAATGGAGGCGATGGCCCTGACCACGTACTTTCTCGAAGCATGATGACAACCCGTATAGGATCAGGATACTAGATATGGCTAAAGTAAAACTAACTAAACTTGCAGAAGAATTTAAATCAAACTTTGATTCATTTTTTGACCTAGCTAAACGAAAGCTATCTGCTGAAATGCTTACAGGCAAGGGTAGGAACACTTGGGTAAATGAAGAAGGTCAGAAGATTTTAGTTGATTGTATGTACATCGAAGAGATTATTCCTAAGCACTTCAAAGGCAAGGTACTGGCAGAAGCCCCTAACCCTAGCTATGTGTTTGCTTACATAGATGAGATTAAGATGAAAGTACCTGTGGTTATCCCCAGGAGATACAGGGGCAGGATGAAAGGAAAGACAATAACTATTGAAATGATAGAAGATGTTAGAGGACGAAGTTACAGATACGTTGCATAACCTAGTTGTAGACAAAGCATTTATAGATGAGCAAGTGGATAGACTGCTTGCTTGGGAAATATTTGTTAGGACTATTAAGGGCGAAGATCAACAAGATATACCCCCATCAGAATTGTGTGATAGAATAGGTGTTCATAAGTGGTACGTAAACCACCTTCTAGAAGATATTAAAGGCAGATTTTATGCAGAGTGATTCAGTTTCAGAGTCACTAACCTACGTTAGTGCTGAGCCAGACATCAAGTCCCTTCGGTACGCCTACGACCAATCGGTGGTTGAGCTTGAGGCGTACTTTGATTTGTGCAGAGAGAGTTATGACGAGCGCCGTAATTGGTGGCCTGGAAAGAGCAGAGACCTTCGCAAGCACGGTGCTGATGCTTTCCCCTGGGAGGGTGCATCTGACATGGAGAGCCATGTTATTGATGAGCGAATTACTAGGCTTGTATCCCTCTTTATGGCTTCTTTGTCTAGGGCTAATATTAGGGCTTTTCCAGTAGAGGTTCAGGATGTAGCTAGGTCAAAAGTAGTTTCTAACTTCCTTAAGTGGATGATTTCTTCTGGTTACATTTCTCGTTTTAATCGCGAGATGGAATTAGGAGCTAATTACTTGCTAGAGCGTGGACTGCTTATAAGCTACGTAGGATGGCACTCAGAGGACAGGAAGTTCCTTCAGAGGCTAGACCTTAACCAGATAGCCCAGGTAAGCCCTGAGCTGGCTGAGATGATCCTATCGGGTCAGAACGAAGACCAGATGGTAGCTATGCTGCAACAGACCTTTGATGGCGTTACAGTTAAGCGAGCAAAGAACGCACTAGCTGAATTGGCGGACGTTGGATCTGCTGAGTTGCCAGTTGTACGCCGTCAGGTAAATGCACCAGAGGTAAAGACGTTAGCCCCAGATGGGGACTTCATTTTCCCTCCGTATGTTACCGATCCACAGCGAGCACCTTACTGCTTCTGGAAAACGTACTACACAGCACAGGAGCTAGAAAATAAAATAGCTACTGATGGATGGGACGAAGACTTTGTAGAACACGTTATTGATCGTTACCGTGGGGTTAATATAGATTCTATCGAGCGTGAGCAGGAAGGTCGGCGGTCACTAAGCCTCACTGACAATGCTTACGAAGCTGAAGAGCTAATAGAAATAGTTTATGGATTTCAACGTTTAGTTGATAAGGAGGACGGCTCTGAAGGGATATACTGTACGGTATTCCACAAGGAGTTCAGTGGTGATGGTGACATTCCTGGGTTTGCAAAGTTCGAGTTGCTTAACGGCTACGAAGATTACCCAGTAGTAGTTACTAAGCTATCTGAAGACAGCAAGCGACTGTACGACACGATGACTGTCCCAAGTCTACTCAAAGGAATACAGCAACAAGTAAAGATAGAACGTGATAGCCGTATTGACAGGAATAGCCTTGCCACCGTCCCTCCAATTTTACACCCAGTAGGACAGGCTCCTACGGACTGGGGGCCAGGAAGGTACGTTCCTTATCGTCGTAAAGGCGATATAGATTTTGGGCCTACGCCTCCGTACAACCAGGGTTCACTTGAGATGGAGAAGACAATGGAGCAGCAAGCAGATAGACTTGTTGGCCTAGATGAAGTATCTCCAATCTCACAGATTAGGAAGCAGTTCTTGGTAGACAAGTTTCTTAGCCATTCCGCTGAGGTTATATCGCAGTGCTACCGTTGCTTTCAAAGATTTGGCCCTGACCAGATATTCTTTAGGGTTACTGGTGTACCTGATCCGCAGATGTTCAACAAGGGGAACGCTGATGAAAACTTCGATGTTACAATTAGCTACGATGTTTTGAACACAGACCCAGAGAAGCAGGAAAATAAACTAAATCAAATGGTTTCCCTTCTACAGCTAGATCGCAACGGAAGGATAAATGTAGATAACTTGCTAACATTGATAGCAGGTTCAGTTGATCCAGTGCTTGCCGATGGTGTTCTTGAACCCGTTGAGGTTGCACAAGAAAAACTACTTAAAGATATTACAGATGACTTATCTAAAATTTATGCAGGTATCGAAGTTCCAGCGCGTCCAAGCGGTGCTCAAGCGGCTTTACAAGTTATTCAGCAGTACAGCCAGCAGCAAGACATTCAGCAACGTTTGCAAGAAGATGAAGCTTTTGCTGCTCGTCTTCAGAAGTACGCTGGACAATATCAGTTCGCTATACAGCAAGCACAGAACGCGCAAATAGGCCGAGTAGGTACTGCACCAGCTCAAATGGGCGAGGTACAGACCCAAGGGATGCAGCAGTGATAGCTCTGCTATTTGGATCTATACTATTTTTCAATATGGCAGACAATTTAAGCACAACAGACTACGGTCGATTTCTTGCGGAAGAAAGACTAATTAAATTGTTCAAAAACACTTTGAGAAGAGAAGAAAGTTTTGAGCCTGAGCCTTATAAGCCCAATCCTAAAGAAGAATATTTTACGATAGGATACGGTCATTATGGCCCCGATGTAAAGCTCGGTATGTCCATTGATAAAGAGGCTGCTGAACGTCTTCTGGACAGAGATGTAAGAACTAGGATTAAAAGTATAAGAAAAGCTCTTCCTGATTTTTCAACTTTTCCTGAGTCTTTGCAAGATGCTATTTTCAGTGAGCATTACAGGGGGTCTATTATGCAAAGTCCCAAGACAAGACGATTGATAAACGAAGGAAGATACAGAGAAGCTGCTGATGAGTTTTTGGACAACGATCAGTACAGAACTGCTGAAGCTGACGGAATTCCTGGTATTCGTCCTAGAATGGAAAGAGTTTCTGAGGAACTAATTAAATATGGTAAATCTCTTAAGAAATGAACATAGAAGAAGACCTAAAGACCCTATCCCATCACGAACATTTTGCAAGATTTATTCAGCTTATTAACGCTCTTCGAGAAGAGTGCATAGCTGATATGCACGAAGCTGACACAGACAAGCTTCAACAAATTTCAGGACGGATAATTACTTACGATCAGATTCTTCAAATGACTGATTGGCAGAATTTGCAAAAGAAATTTTCATCTGTCTTATAGCATAAAAAAGATGTGCTATAATCAGGCTTCGCCATCGCTCGGCGTTAAGGAGTGGAAACAATCATGTCTAACGAAGTTATCACGGTTGACGCTGAAACCGAACAAAATTCAGTCGGAAATATAACAGCGGAGGATTTTGCCATCCAACGCTTAGGACAGATTCAAGGAGAACAGCCCGAGGATACTCAGGAAGTTCAAGAGGAAGAAATCCTAGAAGAAGCGGTTGAATCCGAAGAAGAAGTTATTCAGGAAACTGAAAACGAACCTTCCGAAGAAGAGACTGAAGATGTTCTTTCACAGTACAACTTAGATGATTTATCTGAGGATGAGCTTAAAGATCTTGCTGAAAAGCTTGGTAGTAGAGCTGTAGCTCGCTTTGGCGAACTTACGGCTAAACGCAAAGCAGCAGAGGAAGAGCTTGAGAAAGTAAAACAATCACTACAACAAGATCCTTTAAAACGCGAAACGGAAGAAGTCCAAGACAATCCGTTTGATGACGTTAAGGATATTAAGTCATTACAAGAAAAGGCCAAAGAGATAGGTGATATTATTGAATGGGCTGAAGATGTTTTATTTGAATCAGACGATTACTCTGCTCATGACGAAGTTACTGAGCTAGATGGTAAGAAGATGACTAAAGCAGAAGTAAGATCTGCTTTGAAGAACGCTCGTAAATCTAGGGATCTTTATCTTCCCGATCAACTAAAAAAAGTTCAGAGGAACAAAACTGCTGAGTCTCTTAAAAAAGAACTTGGTAGCAAAGCCCTTAAGGAATTTCAATGGTTGAAGGAAGAGAATAATGAAACAAGGAACGCATTCCTTGGCATTGCTGCAAACAAAGATTTGCAGAAGGTATACAAACAATACCCAGTGCTGGGAGCAGAACTTCCTTATATTATTGCTCATGGAGTAGACAATATGTACGCTCGTAAGACTGTACCTAGTGCTTCTACAAAGAAAGCAGGTAATCCTAAAATTAATCCTCCGAAAACTTCCGTTCCCTCCTCTGCTATGCCAGAACAGGGTCAACGAAAATCGTCTAAAGTACTAAAAGATTTATCTTCACGGTTCAAACAAAGTGGCAAAAAAGATGACTTCATTTCATTAAGAACCAAACAATTAGCTAGAAAATAATAAAATGGCAATATCAAATACATTTGATTCGACCCCCCCTGGGCCTGGTTCGGCTGTTTCCAACCGCGAGGACTTGATGGACGTTTTGACCATCTTGGCTCCCGAAGAAACTCCCGTACTTTCGTCCGCATCTAAATCACGTGCAAACGCTACGTTTGTTGAGTGGACTGTAGACAGCCTTTCATCTCCCAGCACTGCTGGTGTTGCTGAAGGTGCTGATGTTACTACGTTCACTGATCAATTCAGTGGCCGCGCGCGTCTCGGCAACTACATTCAGAAGTTCCGCCGCGATTACATGGTTTCTGATTTACAGGAAGCTGTTGATAGCGTTGGCCCTGCGAAGGTAGCACAAGCCGAAGCAAAAGCAATCCGCGAACTAAAGCGTGACATTGAAGCTACTCTAGTTTCAGCTAACGACAGAGCTGTCGAAGATGGAGCTGGAACTGTTTACAAGTTGCGTGGACTTGGTGATTGGATTGATTCCGCTGGGCCTTCTGATGTTCCTGCGGCTTTTCGCACTCCTGCTGATAGCATTCACTCAAGTGGAAACTTCACAGAAACAGTTCTCAACAACCTAATCACATCTATCTACCGTGTTACGGGAGCTAGCAATGGTTTGACTTTGGTTGCAGATACTGCTCTTCGTCGTGACATTAGCGACTTTGCTCGCGTTGGACTAGACGGAAGCACTTCTGATCAAGGAATTCGTAGTGTGAATTACAACGGTGATGTAGCTCAGATTAAACTTTCTGTTGAAGTTTACCAGTCCGATCATGGAATGGTTTCTATTATCAACGGAAATCCTGACTGTATGCCTGACACGACCAACAAAGACACTGGTTATCTGGTACACCCAGAATACTACGGTGTTTCTGAGTTGATCCCAATGGGTAGCACCCGTCTCCCCAATCAAGGTGGTGGCGAGCGTGGATTTGTTGACTGTGCTTTGACACTGACAGTATTCCACCCTGGTGCTCACGGTAAAATCACAGCACTTAGCTAAAACATAGGAGGTAAAATACAATGGCTATTGAATTAAAAAAAGTTGGTGACATCCAAACGTTGGCTATGGGCTACACTCACGAAGCATCTTTTGAAGCTTCGGAATTGTCAGCCTCAACAGGATCACAAACAACTGCTGTTCAAGTTGGTGGTGCAGCTATGGCTGGCACTGTTGCAAAAGCAGCAATTATTGTTGATGAATTAGTAACAGCTTCTGTTAGCACGGGTAGTGCTATTAGTGATGCTACTATTGCATTTGGCGATGATGGAGACGATAATGGTTTTGTTGCTGAAGTTAATTGCTTCACTGGCGACACTGTTGATCTTATCTACCAAAACACTGGTGCCCTCTTAAATGGCGCAACAGCAAGTTCTCATGTTGTAAGTGCAGTAACTATTGACTCTAACGGAACTGGCAATGGTTTCGGTAATGCTACTAAAGGTAAGTTTAGACTTCTTGTAGCTTATTACCCAACTGCTGGTGAAGTTTTTAGCAATTAATTTTGAGTTGTTAATAGTGTGTAACATAAGGGAGGTTGGGCCAATCCTGGCCTCCCTTTTTTATTATGAAAATTATTAAATGCCAAGGCTTAGGGTGCGACATTCGACTTGATTGTAATCGCTATGAACCTGAAGCCTTTAATGACAATACAAGAAATAAATTTTATTTTTCAGCTAAGAGGCTAAATAGGTTTTTTAAAAGTTGTTTATTTTTTAAAAGTTTTAAGTAATGAATATCATTAAGTCTTTGCCCAAGTACAGCGATGGAGAGATCAACGATGCTTTCATGAGAGAAATCCAAACAGGTTTTAGAATGGAGCGAGCTAAGGAGCAGGATCGAATAAATCAAGCTGCTACAGAAGCAAAAACAAATGTAGGCAAAACTCACCCTGTACTTGGTAAGTGCGTTGCTAATATTCCAGCTAGAGATTATTTTAGATTAGTTAAAAATTACGGAGTGGAAACAGTTACAAGCAAAGACTTTTTAAAGTACTGGAACAAGAAACTTCCTGAGCTTAGTCCAAATAAAGCGTAATGCAAGATAAGGCTAATAAAGATTTATTTGATTTAATTTCTGCACTTTCTGGTAACTCTGACTTTACCACAGCGGAAATATCTCAGTTGCTTGCTTTGGCAAACAGGAGGTTTTTTCAGGCTTATAACACAACGCCGTATTGGGCTAGGTATCTTACTGTTGGTGAAGAAAGAACTATAGCAAATTCTATAGTACCTTTTACTCAAACCAGTAAAACTACAATAGGTGAGTTTTTAAGAATACATAGGGAGGAACCTTTTTTAAGAAACTCAACTATTGATTTTGAATTTTTTGTAGAAAGTGATGGGGCTCACGTTATTAATCTAACTGCTTCAGATGCAACAAGTGTTTATGTAACGTACAGGCAACCAATAACTTTACTTACAACTTTAGACAATGCTGGCACAGGGGGAGAACAAGAAGTTCCTCAAGAATATTTTTACTTTATGGCTCATGCAACTTACGCTGATTTTTTGCGTATGGATGGGCAGCACTCTAAAGCAGCTTTTGAAGAAGAAATTGCTAAACAATATTTAGATGAATCGTTAGATAACCCACAACAAGTTTATAACAACAACACAGTAGGACACCGTATTAAAACTTACGTTAGTCAACAATCAAGATAAATGAACTCAAGAACCTCAAACTTATATATTGGAAATCCCAATGAAAGCACTGACAGCACTGCTGATTCTCAGAGAATAACTGCTGGAACAGGATCTGGAACAACTGCCTTTACTGCATTTCACACAGATACAGATTATGTAGTAATTGATATTCAGGGCAACAATGCTATTGTTTCTTTTGATGGAGTTGCTGCTTCTTCTACTCATGGTCACATACTAGTTAAAGAACAAGGTTTAATTGTTCTTAGTAAAAACGCCGCTAAGGCTGCTAAGTTTCGCGGTATTAGTGGTGACTCTATAATTTTTGCAGATCAGTTTGTAGACTAGTCCAATGAGAAACGTAGGACTTAAAAACATTTTTGAGTTTCTGCGGTTGGGTCGGGTAGGAGCTAGGATAGGTGAAACTGGGCCAACTGTATTTGTAAACTACACTGTTTCTGATGGCTCTGGTGGTCAGCAAAACTACAGAGTTTCTGATGGCTCTGGGGGATATTTAATATTTAAAGTAAGGCAACCATAATGGCGTACAACTCAAGTTTTCAAGGAACAGATGTAGATGCTGCAATTACAAAATCGCAGGCAATGCCAGCATTTACGGGAGAGGCAGCAAATTATGCTGCTTTGCCTGGTAGCCCATCGACAGGTGATGTTGTACTAGTTAGGGCTGCAACATCAGGGAAGTCTGCTGGATTCTACCGTTATAGCGGATCTGCTTGGGTGTTTATGGGCAGTGCTGTTATTACGGTAAATACTCAAACTGGTGCTGTTGTTTTAGATGCTGATGACATTGATGACAGCTCTACAACGCACAAGTTTACTGATCAGACGGCTATAGATAAGCTAGGAACTATTGCTGAAAACGCTGAAGTAAATGTAAACGCTGATTGGAATAGTTCTTCTGGTGATTCTCAGATACTAAACAAGCCCACTTTAACAAGTGGAACAGTAACGAGTGTAGCCACTAGCGGTGGTTTAACTGGTGGAACAATTACCTCTACAGGAACTCTATCTTTAGCAGATACCGCTGTTAGTGCTGGTAGCTATACACTGTCTAGCATTACTGTAGATGCAAAGGGAAGACTTACTGCTGCTTCTAGTGGTGCTATTGATATAACTCTTGATCCAGCTCCTGTTTTGGGTGCAGCTCTTGATGTATCTAGTCATGACATAAAAACCACCGCTAGCAATTATCCCATAGAGTTAGCACCACATGGAACTGGCGGAGTTGTTTTAAAAGGAAACGAAGAATCAAGTGCAGATAATACAGGAAAGATAACACTTAATTGTGAGCAAAACAGTCACGG